TTCAATCGCTTGCATGACTGGCGCTAGATTATCAGATCGCTCCAACAATCGATTGAACGCGGACAAAATCTCAGCGGTATTGTGTTGTATCTGAATGGCATTATTACTGGTCATTGTTTATACTCATTTTAAGCGCTTGGTGTACGCATAATTTGGTAATGCGAGTGGAGACCAGTCTCTACTTGATGTGAGGTTCGACTCCCACCACTTCGCGCTTATCTCTCTCCAAGTTCACCATCAATTACTTCGTACATTCCTGTTTTTAGTAAGTCTTCCTTACTCACAGTAAAAACGTTAATCACAGCGTCTAGTTTTTGCTGTTGCTTTTTTAGATCGTGATCAAGCCGCAGGACGATTTTTACCTTCTTACCATTGCCAGGATAGACAAACAAAATATCTTTCCCGCCTTGCGTTTCTATTAATACAGCTTCGGGCGTCGCGAGCATTGTAGGAATACTGACCAACTGCTCATGAGAAAGCGCTGTCCCCATTTTTCTATGCTTGTCGCTATCGGAATGTACTAGCTGTTTCTCATTGACGACCATTAGACGTGCCGACTCCACTCCCAAACGAGCGGTTAGCAATTGAGCCAAACGCTCTGGCATAAAGCCAACGGTTTGCACGCCATGTCCAGGTCTGCGCTTCTCAAGTACATCCTGGGCCCATATAGCAAATTGACGCTGACGCTCTGGGGCGTTGTTTAACGTCTGTATCAGCTGGCTACGCAGCTCCGAACTTTTGATAGAGCCTATCTTTTTTGCAATGGCCTGGTCTGTTCCGTAAGCCGCTACACCTGGGTTATAAGCCCAACCAATATCCGGTGACATAGAGCCACCATCTGGAAGATCAACTCGCATGTGCTCGACGGTTTTCACTTCCCCTGTCGATTGGCTGACGATTTCACGCTCAAAAGTCTTAATGTAGTCATCGCCTTTTTCAACAGTGACGCCCATGCGCCGCACTTGCTGTTCTGTCAATGCGCGCACTCGACAACGACAACCCCAACCGTTTGGTGGGTATAAGTATTGCCAAATAGGATCATCCCAACGGAAGACCTTTCCATTTAATGCTCTATGCTCTGGGCGGGTGTTGCCATCGAGTATCGCGACATACATCCAGTAGGGGCGAGTCTCTACGCCAGAAAGTTGGCGACGGTAGCGTCCAGCCATGTAAGCTGTCTGAGTATTGACACGAAAGATGGTGTTCAGACGATAGGCGCTACCAAGCTGCACCTCTCGGCCATCCTCAAGAACTTTTTTCCCCCACCATCCCTTCTTCTCCAACAAGGGCTGTAGGTTCTTGGCAAAGTCTCGGGGCGTCATGCCGCTGGCCAATGCCGTATCTAGCTCCCCACGAATGGTTTCTAACACATCCATACTAGACGCTTTGGCCACGGTGAAAGCGCGTGCGTGAGCGCCTTGCCACATGTCATGCCAGTCGTCAGTGATCTGGTAGCCTCTAGATCGAAAGTAGGCCACGGCGTCCTTTGGCTCCATGTCGAACGCCGCTTTCAGATCTAAATTAGGCATGGGTCATGCCCCACAACTCTGCAACAAAGAATATCTTAGCCAAGCGATCGGCGAGCGCATCCGAATCCATCTCTGGCCAAAGGGCTTGTAGCTTCGCTTCTAGATCATCAGGAGCCGAAGCGGCCAACGATAATAATGGAGCAACCATATCGGCTAGGGACTCAGACAAGTTGCCTTTGGTGAGTTCTTCCAACGCCTGATCTAGGTCGTCTTGATCGCTATGTACCGATCCCGCTTTGAGCGCCGCCAGTGCCGTTTGCTCCGGCTCGCTTTGCGTTTCTTTCTCTGGCTGTGCCTTTTGCCCTAGGACTGGCTCACCATTTTGTGGCTCAGGAATCTGCAACTTATCCGTAATCCAGCTAACCGGCACAGGTACACCCATCTTAACGATCGCAGGAATAAAACGTGCGTAGGTTTCGATATCCTCCGGTTCACTCAAATCAAATTCAAAACGCGGAATACGGTGCGGGCCACTGAAACTGCGACCGTTCAATGCATACATCGGATAAATCAGATCTCGTGTCAGCGTCGCTGCTATCTGTTTCGCATCACCGTCCCGCAATTCTTGGCGCACTTCGTTATGCACATTACCTAGTGCGTTGGTGCTACTCTTTCCATCTGCTTGGCTGGTGAGTGTGCCACCTAGAATGGCTTTGGATTGTGTCTTTTCGCACCAGTCCATCATCACTTTGAAGGGCTCACTCGACCCTTTTGCGGCTTCTTGGAAATCAATGTCCATGCCACGCGGAATGATGCCGCCCGCGTTATGGCCTATGGACATTACAGCCCTTAGTAACGTGGCTTTTTCTTTTTCGCTTGCGCCTGTTGGGTATTTACCAAGGCGCAACGGCAGGCCGTAAATTTCCAGAAACTCCGCTAGGTCACGTACTGAAAAATTCTTAAACAGGTATGGCCAAAACAAAACGCGGGCCAATGCTGAACGACCCACATAGCCAGATTTTGCCGCATGCTTATGGGTTATCCAACCAAACTGCTGCAACTCTGCACCTTCATAACTGCCATCTCGTAAGCGCAGTTCGTTACGATCGTTTGGATTCGTCTGAAACCATGCCGGATCACGCCAATGGCATTGGGGTATGCGCATCTTCTCAATGGTCTGCCATTCCAATTCTTGGTTCGCAAAGCTTTTTAATACACCGTCTGACATATTGAATACGATATTCTCAATATCGGTACGGTCTTCCATCAGCTCGGTGAGCATGGCGACATCAGCCAATTCGGCTTTGGATGGATTACGAGGCGGCACGATCTGCCAGTCTAAACCTAGTAAGGCTCGGCGGCGCTTCTGTAACTCACTGAAGATATGACCGTCTTTTTCTTCCATGTCTTCGGCCAGTTCACATTGACTCACCAGGTTGCCACGCTCGGCTTCTGCCATGATGCCTGCGAGTTTTGTTGGTGTGAGTCCACGACTGGGGTGATCTGAAAAATGTTGATAGAGCCCGGCAATTTGGGCTCTATCATCATGAGTTTGCAGTTCTTTGGGCTCCGATTTTAACGGCTGCCCGTAAATATCAACTAGCATTACCATGCCCCTTCAAATTGATCTTGGTCTGAATAATCGTCATGCTCTGAGCCTTCACCCCAGCGGCTTACCCTGTCTGGTAGAGAGGTGAAGTCGATTTCACCACCTTCCATGTAATCCGCTCGGTTTGCCATTGCTAGAGCAACCGCGAAGTCACCGTGGCGTTTGCTTTTTGAGTCGTTTGCGCCTTCATCTTTAGTACGGCCCTTATCAATTGCAGGGATACCGTTCACGACTTTGATATGCTGTAAATCGTCTAGGATGTTTTGATGGCGTGGTACTTCCATGTTAAAGGATTCAAATTCGGCTTTTAATTTAGGCATCCATTCTTGGTACCAGCCCGCTGACAGCATGACTTGATCCACCATTTCTGTACCAAACTCTATCGCTGCTTGCTCTGCTAAGTAGCCGCCGTTCCCTGTTGCATCGAAAGCTAAACCACTCAAGCGAGGAAGTCGTTTAGTGATGAACAGCATGACTTGCTTTTGCTGCTCGTATGTCAGGTCTCGCAACTCAACAACAAAGGGCGTTCGCTTTCGTAAGTCTGAACGTTTGGCCAGTGGGACGAAGACAGTTAAATCGCCACGTCGTGCAAAATCCTCACCGAAGGTATGGCGGTGTTCTGGATTTAGCTTATTTAGTAGTGGCAAGAGATGCTCGTTACAAAAATCATTCATCTCAGCTTCGCGCATGGATGGCGACCAGGTCATAAAGTCGGCTGGCGCTTCATAACGAATAATTGGGATAGAGTGATCGGCCACCATGGCTTGTTCGATCAGTACACGGCCTAAATAAGAGCCTCCAGATTTTTTAGGTACGCAGCCGTATTCTTCATCGGCGGACTCTTTATTGGGCGCATTTTTATAGAGACCATCGCGCCATTTCTTCTCTGCTTCTGGTGACCATATTTGCCCTGTAACGAAGCAGATACGGCGGTACAGACCGTCCGCGATGGCGTCATCAAGTGTAATGCGGTGAACGCTGTAATCTTTTTTACCTTCACGGGCTTCTTGAATGTACTCATTGAACGCGTTGTCTACGCCATTATGCGTGCTGATAAGGCGAACTTTGTTCCCCCACATGATCAAAGCCAAAGCGGCTTTAAGCAGTTCTTCTAATGATTCATGAAAGGCCGCTTCATCGATAACGACGTCGCCTTGCAAACCACGTAAGTTGCTAGGCCTAGAGCTAAGCGCTTGTATCTTCCTTCCCGTTTTAGGGAATCGGATCATGTAAGTTAGAATTTCTTCTTTCTTACCTTCGTCCCAGAATGTTTGTTCGTAAACATCCGCTTCTGCTAACTCGTTAAATGCGCGGGCAAACAAGGCACAGGCCGCTATATACTCAAGCGCCATTTCGCGTTTTGAGCCTACATAAAAGGTATTGCACCCACCACGACTACGAGGCTTTGCTGCATTAACTACGTTGCGTCCGGCTTCCGCCCAGGTCAAACCGCAACGGCGAGTTTTTTCGCCAATCATTATTTGGCTTTCATCTTCAAACCATCGTTGTTGATAGCCCAAAAAGACTGGTTCAGTCTCTGGTTGAGCGTCCGCCATGTCTTGAGGCACATCAACACCGTAGATTTCCATCTCTTCAGCGAGATTGATTTTCTTTGGATGATCAAGAGGCATCAAAACTTTTATTTTAGACATTACGCCTTACCCAATAAGATGCCGCGAATACGATCTTCAAGCTGCTCGCTCATGCCGTCTTGGCCGCGTAATTCATCTGATAACGTATCAGCTACTTCTGCGGCATAAGCCATACGAATCTCTTTCTCGCGCTTATGACTTGTCATGGCGGCGGCTTCAATGCGCTGGGCAACCATGGCCAATTGATTCAGCGCTTTAGGTTCTACTGGCTCACCGGATTCCATTAATGCAAACGAGGTTTCTGATGCGAGGGTGCGCACGGCTTCTTGGAGCAACTTACCCACGTCGCTCGTTGGTTCGTTGCCTAACTTAGATACCCACACCTCTGACACTTCGCGCATCTCACGGATACGGGAACCGATTTGTTCCATGCGGGCGGCGTAGCGATTTAGACCAGAGCGAGACAGCTTTGCCTCTTTAAGGCCTGCTTTGTCGATCTTCTGATTAACGATCTCAAGTACTTCTGTCTGTTCTAAACGACCATCACGCAGCATGGCATTCAGCTGCTCTTTGATCTCGCTCGGCAACAGGTCGACTTTAGAGCGACGGCCACGAGTGCGCTTTTCAATAGTCATACGCGTCGCGCCCGTTTAATGCCTGGCACGACTGAACGACCTTCAATGTGTTCGTAACCACGTTGCGCTAATGTAGCAACGTAGCAGCCGGACAAATCAACAAGAGATACGACGCCTTGCTCTTTCATCCACACTAAATGTGTTTTGATCACGTCACGAGTTACTGTGTGACCATATTGATCGAGGCAGTCCTGTAGAACTGAATCATTAGCATTGCCGCCGCAATCGTTGAGCGAACGCAGCAAACACAAGCGTTGGTCCTGATTTAATAGATCTTGCATCATGGGTTCTTTCTCTCTTTGAGTTCATTTTCTAACAGCAAATCGGATAGTTTTTGCACTTGATCTAGGCGAGGTACGAGGGATTGCAATTCACCACGCAGCCCTGCTATTTCAATGTTGAGCGCATGTAACTCCCGTTCCTTTGGTAGCTGCCTCACCACATCTTCTAGGCTGTTTACCTTTTGCTGA